TTATGAATTCATAAAATTTAAAAATTTATTTGCCACATCTTTTTCAGCGTTTTTAGTTACATGTGTATAGATATCTAATGTAGTACTTACGTTACTGTGTCCTAATCTTTCTTGTACCTGCTTAATTGAAGCTCCTGATTCAAACAATAGCGAGGCATGTGTATGTCTGAAACCATGTGGAGATATATTAAATTGAGGATATTTTCTCAATTTTTTCCATAAAATATTGGCTGGCATAATTTGATTGTTTGTATTACTAAAAACTAATTGCTTTTTATCTTCTTCAACTCTTATACCTCGAGCCAAGAGTTCTTTTTTTTGTTCTAATTTCCATTTTTTTAAAATATTTAAAGTTGTAGAATCAATTGAAATAGTACGATCAGAAGAACTTGTTTTAGTAGTTGATATTGTTTTGTTATTAGCCGTGTAAGAGACATTTTTACTGATATTAATTGTTTCGTTGTTCCAATTAATATCTGACCAATTTAAAGCAGCTAATTCACTTTTTCTCATACCAGTAAAGGCTAGCAAATGAAAAATGGTGTAGTATTGTATAGGTTCTTTTTGTTTAATAAGATTTAAAAATGTTTGGAGCTCATGTCTATCTAAAAAGTTTTGGTTCTCTTTTGTTTTAATTTCTCGTTGTCGTTTAGGCATAATAATTCGTTTCATTGGGTTTATTGACAGTAAATTCTGTGCAATTGCAAATTCAAATATTGTTGATGTATACATTTTCATAGAATCAAAACGTTTATATTTTTTGCTCCATTCATTGACTACTTTTTGACAATAAGAAGGAGTGATTTTAGTTAATTTTAATTCGCCGAAAGCAGGTAAAATTTGTTTTTCAAAATATATTTTTACTCTTTCAGCAGAAGATGGTTTAACAGTATTTATATATTGAGCATACCAAAGTTCATAAACCTCTTTGAATAAGCTAAAATCTTGTTTTATAAAGCTACCATGCTCAATTTCTAGCTGTAATTGAGCGAGAGCAAATTTTGCTTCTTTTTGAGTTTTAAAGCCACGTCGGGTTGTTCTTTTTGATTTTCCCGTTAATGGGTCAATGCCTAAATATGCATTGAACATATAGGCAATTGATCCATCTTTTTTTGTGTATTTTTTGATATTGGCCATGTTCATTAATTCCCTTCGAATGTATGTTCTGATTTGTGTAAAAAGAAAAGCCCGTGAGCTTTTCTAAAGTTGGACTAATTTTACATTTTTATTTGATTTGAGATAATCTCTATCGTGTGTAACTAAAATTGATTTTGTTCTCAATGCTACATTTAAGATAATATCATCATTTAAATCTGCTAAACAGGGTTTAGTTAATGCTGAATTAATGTCAGTTTCTTCAAGAGGAATAAAAGTAGTTATTGGCTGTATGTCTTCGTTAATTACCCCTATGATGTAAGAAAATGCAGCACTATAGTACATTGAGGGGCGAAAATCCTTTTTATAACTAAATTTTTGTTGATTAGCTTTATAAATTTCAAATGCTTGCCTGCAATATCGATTAACAAATTCAGTTGAAATTAGAGGGGGAAGTAGTATGTTACATTGGTTTTCTAGTAATAAATTTAAAATATTAGAGTAACCAAAATCATTTGTGTTGTAATTACTAAATATATATAACCATATGTTGGTATCAAGAATAAATGTTTCATTTGAGATACTTTTGATTTCTTCTATATTAATCAATTTCACCATGAAGAGTAACCTCATCAATTTTCTTTTTTAGTTCGGGGTTATATTTAGCACGAGAATTCTCTATTACCAATTTTACTTTGTTAATTTGAAGTTTTGAAAGAGTATCAACATCAATGTTGATAAATTCATTTAACGTTTCTTTGTTTTCATAACGATAGAGTTCACCAATAGCAATGTTAAGAAAAGCAGTTGTTAAAGACTTAATATTTGAAAAATCAATTGTAGTTTTTACTTTTAATTGTAAATTCTTTTGTAGTTGCTCAAATACTATTGAAGCCTTATCAGAAGAAACAGCTAAGTCACTTTTTATAAGTTTACTAATGTAAAGTCTTTCTGCCATAATAAACGCTCCTTAAAATAATAGTTTTTTTGTTTTATTTATTATATCATTTTCTGAAGAATAAATGCGGCTTTCATTATCATATGTCAAAAATTTTAAAGAAATTAAAGTACCTGGGTAGGGAGTTGAAAGAGTATAATTCTGCTTAGTTCCATCACTTTTTTGTTCCCAATAACCATAATTAGATAAAATTGTAAATTCTCCTATACCTTCAATATTTGATTTAATATCAAACAAACCAAGTCCACTTGAGGCCACATTTTTTGTTGAATTTCCCTGACCTGTGGCCCATTCTATAAGAGCAAAATCTGATTGATTTATTTTAGACGAGAATTTATGTTTGATTTTTTTTGGTATTGTGATTCCATTATCTGTTAAGGTCAATGCAATATATTTTTTTTGGGGATAAAATTGTCCGCAAAAATATAGTAAAGGTTGAGTAGAATGGTCTTTCACATTGTGAGAAATTTCATTGATGGCATCTCTAATTATTTCTATCTCATCTTTTTTTATATATTTATGAATGAGTTTAAATACTCTATTTTCCAAAAATTCATCAATTTCACTATCGTTATGAGAATTTAATACGGAATAAGGAATAGTTGTACCGTAAACGTCTGCTAACTTATTTTTTGATAAGCCATACGCAGACAAGAAACCATTTTTTTCTAAAATTTGTACAACATTCTTATTTTCAGGTAATTTTGCATATATATTTAAATTTTGATCCTGGAGTTTTTGGACAAGAACTCCGAGGAAAGGAGTAGCTTCGGCATCAATCCAACTCGTGTTTGAAAAATCTAATGCAATGTTATTTTTATTTTTTTCTCTATTTTCTGCAATACTTAGTATCTTGTCAATGCATGGAAATTTTAGATAGATATATTTTGGCATCTTAAGGACAAAAGTATTATTTTCAGAAAGAACAACCATAATATACCTCCTTTTTTACTCAAATTCCAGTTCCGCAACGCTTTCTTCGAAATAGTCTAAAACATTATGCTCATCAATAAACTCTAGCCATTGTTTACGCCAATAATCTTCGAGCGGACATTTAGGTACATGAGGACTAATTTGGTTATACAAATTACTAACAGTAGTTTCCCACATGGTGGTTACTTCATGTTCTAATTTAATTAGATTCCAGCATTTGTCTTTTGGACGTTTTTGATTTTTTTCATTTTGATAATCAATTGCTTTTTCTAAAAAGATATTCTTTGCTTTACAATTTTCTTCTAAATATTTTTTGAATTCATCTAAGTACATAGTTTTCTTCCTTTCTCGAATGTATGTTCTTGTTGTTGCAAAAGAAAAGCCCGAAGGCTAATCTTGTAATTCAGCTAATTCTAAAGAACGTCTATATTGTTCTGCCTTTGCCAATTTAGTAAAAGTTACAGTCTCATTGAAATTTTCTAAAACAACTTTCTCTATTTCTTCAAGAGATACTTTAAAAAATTCTTTTCGTTGATTAATTTTGTTAACTTCTTGTTTTCTAAAATGATTGTGTAGTTTATTTTCTAGTGTGGGTGCATCTTCAGAGAAAATCATTGCATGAACGTCAAATTCAAATGGAACAGATGCGCTACTTAGTTCTTTTATTCTATCCATAGGTTCCAATCGTCTAGTCATTCCTATTTTATAAATGTCCTCTCCGAATGAACCAATATTACTAATTATATAAACATATCCAGCTCTGGTATTTATTTCTCTTTGCAAGACATTTTCTCTTATTGATTCCAGTTCTTTTAATTTAGTCTCTAGTTCTTTAATTTTATTAGCGTATAATTCTTTTTCAACATCTGTATTGGATTTTTGCATATAAGACATGAGTTTGGTAATTTCCAAGTTAAACTGTCGTTCTTCTTTATCAATCCGCTTTTTCTCACGCTCAATTTCTTTTCGTACTTTCTCTTCTTCAATCATTTGTTCTTTTATTGCTTTTTGTTGCTCTTTTTCTTCATTAACCTTTACTATATAAGAGTAGTTAAGTTCTAATTCTTGGAGTTTAAATTCAAGAAGACGTTTATTTATTTTTGCTTTATCATTTTGAAAAAGTTTATTTATTTTATCAAAAACTTTAATAATTCTTTCTCTCGTGGAGTCTACATTAGAAATAGTTAATTTGTTGATTAATCCAGTAATTTCAGATTCAAATGGAATAAGAATTTTTTTCTTTAAAATGTTTTTTTCACGTTTAGATAAAATTAAAGGCATGTCAATAGCACCATCTAAGATGTAATCTTTTTCTTGTAACTTTAATAATGAAAGTTTATTTTTTATTTCAGAAGATGAAATATTTTCAAGATTAGGTATTATTACAGATGGATAAACTTTAGTTAAGGAGAGGTCATATTTTTGTTCAATCTCTTCATTTAACTCATGGATTTCAGCTCTTAATTCATCAATATTATTTTTTAAGGTTGATATTTGCTTGTTTAATGTGGAAAGTTTTTCTTCTTTAGAAGCTATAAAAACAGCCTTGTTAGATAGTTCTTCTTTTAATTCAATGGCCTGTTTTTTCTCTTCTTTAGCTTCTGAAAGTTTAGCAGAGCCTGATATTATAAGAACAATACCTAGTAACAGTAATAATATACTCATATAATAATTCCTCATTTCAAAAAATATTTATACAAAAACCACCTAGCCGGATTGGTCAGGTGGTTCTTTTTCGTTAACATAAAACCACTTTCCAAAGTTTCTGATTAGTCGTTTTTTAGTTATATTTGTTTTTTTCTGCTTGTTACTTGTTTTCCATAAGATAACAGAGATGTTAGTAATCAAAACTAGTAAAACAATAAGAATATAAGGGGCTATTTTAAAAAATAGTATTAAATATTCAAAAAATTTTTCCATTATAAAATCCTATCTGATTTTAATAATTAATAATTTCAACAAAACCTGAATTAGAAGATGTTGGAGTTATTCTTATTTCGACAGTACACCGTCTTTTTGCACCGTAAGCATTCACTACGGTTGCTTTTGCTGCATAGAACCAGTGATCTTCTTCTTGAGTCCAGTTTTTTATCATTCCTGTCCAAGTATGGATTTTACTTCCCTCATATGGAAAATCCCTTTCAAATTGCGTTTGTGCTAATTCATTTAATATAGCCTTTTGTTCAACTGTTGGAGAAGGAACTATATTTGTGATGTCATCTTTGGAACGAATATTAGCGTTATTTTTAGAAGTACTTGTGTTATTCTCGATAGAATAAGAAGATGTAGATTCAGTTGTACTACTAGTTGTCATAGTATTTTCATTTATTGAAGAACTTGGATGTTTTAACTCTTCTTGCTTAGTTTTCCAATAGTCATCTTCCTCAGCTAATATTTGTTTAGTTTTGATTTCAGCTGTTTTTTTATGGCCATATTGGTCTTTGAAATAATATATAGTTTTATCCATAGGGATTTTTTCATTTATTTCAAATTTCCCATTTTCATCTGAAATTAGTTGCTTTTCTTCTTTGTCTTTACTGGATACATATATTTTTGTTTTTGGTAATGTTTTTCCAGGCAAACGAAAAGTATTATTTTTTAAATTATATTCAACGGCATATAAAACGAACTCAGCAGATTTATTTTTGGATATTACTGCGGAAGTATCGGTAGTATTTTTATTTTTTTCTGAAACCTGTTTACTTGAAGATGAAAAATAAATACATGATAGTATGATTAACATGGTAGATACAGTTATTAAAATTTTTCGTTTATAAGAAAATGATTTTATAGTTTCAAAAAGATTTAACAAAGGCATTGTAGCTGAAATGTGTTTGTTTAATAAAAAGTTAGTGATTATTATAAGAAATAATAGTATACAAATGACCATTATTCCTAATAAATTAAATGTTTTTGAAGAAAGTATATAACTAAAAAATAAAACTATAAAACTAACTAAAGATATAGTGCTTAATTTTTTTGAAAGTTCATACTTAGATATACCGAAAGATATAAGACTAAATATGGTTGTGAGTAAACAACTAATTAGGCCAATAACAAATGTTAAACTTATAAATATTTGCATAATATAACTCCTATTAATTAAAACTTTCAATAATACTTATAGTACCATTGGGGTTGAATAACAATTTATAGTTGTTATAAACAAGACCTTCTGGATATTTTTTGTAATACGTATTTAAAGCATATTCTAAAGTTTGTATGGTTATACCTAAAAACTCAGCGCATTCCCAAATATATGTAAAGCACTCATGATAGCAGTCAATTAGGTCTTGTGGGGTAACAACCATAGTTGCACCAACTTCACGAGCTTTTTGCTCTTGTTTTCTTTTTTCATTCGTATCTTGATCTATTATATCACCGACAGTAGTGAGATGATGTCCGATTTCTTCTGCAACAGTGCAGGTTAACTCATTAGAATTTTGTTTTGGATTTAAGTACACTATATTATTAATGTATAATCCTTTTTGTTTTTCAGGCATATTCGGCTCAAATTTATATATTAAATCTGAATATTGAGCCATAAGTTCTTCTGAATTTACCATAAAAAAAACACCGACTACTTAATTTTTATGATCTCTTTTTTTAATGTAATCAATGAAGGAAAGAATTTCATCCATTTCTTTGTCTGAAACGTCATCATCAATGTGAGCAGCAATAGTCATTTGTTTCTTTGATAGTTTTTTTGTTTTTTCGTTTTTATTATCCAAATAACCTGCTAAACTCATTAATTTGTCGTAATCTACATCGTAAGCTTCTGAAAGTACTTTTAGAGCTTCTGGTGTTGGTTTGATAGGGGTGCCACGTCTACTAATCCCTTTTTCTAAATCAGAAATATAAGAATGACTCAAACGGCCATTTATTCTCTCTGAAACACTACGTAATGATTCTTTGCCTCGTAATTCCCGTAAATACTCTCCTAATGTGTATGACATAGTTCCCACCTCCTTAAATAAGTGTAATCTATAGCTTACAAAAAAGTAAATAAAAAAAATGTAATTTATGATTGACAAGGTGTAGTTCATGTACTACAATAGTTTTTGTAAGATATAGCGAACAACAGAGAGGGGTGAAAAAATTGAGTAATTCAGTTCGTGAATTTCGTGTTAGTAAGGGAATTACCCAAACAAAATTAGCAAAGATGGCCAATATATCTAGACCTTATTTAGCGGAAATAGAGAAAGGTGATAGTAATCCAAGTGCGCAAATTGCCATTTCTATTGCAAAGTCTTTAGGAACAACTGTTGAGACTATTTTTTTACCAAAAACGTCGTACATGAACGACAAAAAGAATAAAAATGTCAGAAAACAAAAAAATGATTAGTTTCATTTTGGAAATCAAGTCAAATGTGAAGCTTATTATTGAACTAGCAACATATGATCGATTAGTTCGTCTGTATGAACAAACACAAGCTAAGTTGAACTATCAGTTAGAACTAATCTGATTATAAACAAAATTTTATCGTATAAAAAGATATTCAAATAAGAAAGGAAATCGAAAAAGTCCAATGTCAACATCAATGATATTAAGAAAATCGTTAAATGATGTTCTTAATAAGAAAAATGAAAAAAAGAAAGATGTAGCGCAAGAAATCAATGTATCTCAACAATCATTAAGTGATTGGACATCTCAGAATAATGCTAAACCAGTAACAATCGAAAATGCACTGAGACTAAGTAATTATTTTAGAGATTCAACATTTACTTTGGAAGTAATTCATCAATTTTTTGGAGTATTTAAAACGTGTGATGGTGATGTTTATCGAAAAGATCCAACATCACTAGAGAGATTACAAAAAATTGAATCTGATGAAAGAAAATCTTTAGAAGAAAATGTTGAAAGAATTATTTTAAAAAATCCAGAATATTTTTCTGAGAATGATATTTCTAAAATAATTACCTATATAAATGAATATTTGGATGAAGTGATGATAGAAATTACTTTGTTGAGTATTTTATGCGATCTTGTTGCAATTGATATTCGATATCTAAGTGAGCAGAGATTAACTCATTGGGAACAATTAGGATATGTAAGAAGTAAAAAAGCTAATAGTTTGTATAGGAGGTGTAGCCATGAGCGTTAAAGAGGAATTAGCAAATGTAATAGAAAAAATGGTGGAAGAACAGGTGTCGGAGCAAATGAAAATCATTGAAGAGAAATACTTTGCTAAGTCAAAACAAACACGATTTACTCAAGCAGAACTTGCTGAAAAATGGGGTTGTTCCAAAGGCTATGTTAATCGTTTATTGAAAAAATATGGCATTGAGCCTATTGGTAAACGTGGAAAAGAGTATGAGTATGAGGGAAGTCAAGCTGAGAAAGTAAAGAGTGTCTACGATGACGAAGTACTTTATCAAGAACAACTTAACTGGAAAGTTAGAGCAATGTAAAAAAGGATAAGCCTAACTTATCCTCAGTTAAAAGTAGTATCAACAATGATTGCTTTTGGATTCATATCATTCTTAATGGATTCAATGATTTCTAAAACAGAAGATTTGTAATAGTAAGTTTTGCTTGATGCGATTATTTCATTTTCTTCAGTTTTAATCAAAAAATAGTATTTTTTATCAGAAGCTCGTTTAATCACAAAAAACACATTGACACCTCGCTTTAAAAATTTTTATCAAGAACAATGAAAGGATAGAAGCTAATGTTTAATTTTTTAATCAATCCAGAGTTTTGGAAAGGATTTATAGTCTTGGGGATTTTAGTAATTATAGCTATCTATTTGGCGATTAAGCTTGATAATTAATCACTTTACTTTCAACTAAATTATATCAAAAAAATCATAGGAGGTTAACCATGAAAGCAATTCGAGAAGCACGATTGATAGGTGCATTTTTAGTGATGATTGTATTAGGAGTATTACTGAAAACCCACTTTTCAATGTCAACACTAGTAACACTAAGTGCACCTTTCTTTATCCATTGGTTTTTTAACTGGGATGAAGCGAAGTATCAATACTCTAAAAAAGGAGGCGATGAAAAATGTATGTAGCTGTGGGTGAAGCTAGTAGAGAAACATACGTGACTGGAGAAACACAAGCGGAAGTCTTTAGAAAATTGCTTGAAGAATATCCGTATGTTTCATTTGATGAAGGTGTTTATCCAGAAAGATTAAGCATAGTACAAAAAGAGCCCCAATCGTTTGCAGACGATTAAGGGCAAATATTGAACAAAAAAATTCAAAAAATGACTAACTAAGGAGAGTATACCAAAATGAACGAAAAAATTCAAAAAATGATTAAAAAACTAGCAAAAGAATGCCAGAAAGAGGATATAGGTTTATCTTTGGCCACTATCGATTTAGAAGGAGAAGCAACAATAGCCCAAATTGGAGAAGATGCGATGGTAGCTATCGCTGCACATAGCCAATACACCCAAGTAAAAGAAGCACTAGCTGAATTAGATTGTGATTGTCCAATGCATCATCATTTGAAAGAAATGTACGGTATTGAAACAGAAACTACACCTAAAAAAACGCATACTTTTGTTATAGACAATCCAAATGATTTGATGGATATATTATCGAAGATTTCTCGAGGTGAGTTTAAATGATTGAAGTAAGAGGTTTAGGTAACGACATTTACGAATTAATGTTAGCAAACGCACAGAATAATATTATTCAATCTGTTCGGACATCTGCATCTTATGGCAATACAAGTTGTGTGGTAAGCAGTAAAGGAGCTACAAAACCATTTTTAGATCAACTACAAATGCAAGGTGTCGATTATATCGAATTGGAAGATGAAAAAATAAAACTATTTTGGGAGGGATTGTAATGCCTGAATTTGATTCGCTAGGGGCAAGACAAGAGCCACCCGAAGAAAAAGAAGTGTTAGAGCCAACGTGGGAATACGATGAGGAGGAAGACGAAAGATGATTCAATCTACTTTATCCATGAGCCATCAAGAATGGCTTGAAGATAGGCGTAAAGGAATTGGAGGATCAGACGTTGCAACAATCTTAGGTTTGAATCAATATAAATCAGCTTATCAATTATGGCTAGAGAAAACAGGTCAAGTTGAGCTGAAAGATACAGAAAGCGAGCCAGCCTATTGGGGAAATGTTTTAGAAGAAGTTGTTGCGAAAGAGTTCCAAGAAAGAACAGGAAAAAAAGTTCGTCGTAGAAATCAAGTCTTCGAACATTCGCTCCATCCTTTTTTAAGAGCAAATATTGATAGAGAAGTGGTTAGAGAAAATGCCATTCTAGAATGCAAAACTGCGAATCAATTTTTAGCGAAAGAATGGGCAGGAGACGAAGTGCCATTGAGTTATCTTTGCCAAGTTCAGCATTATATGAATGTTTTGAATAAAGACTATTGTTATATTGCAGTTTTAATTGGTGGTCAGAAATTTATTTGGAAACGGGTAGAACGTGATCAGGAATTAATCGATGTACTGACCGAGCAATTAGTTGATTTTTGGGAAAATAACGTAATCAAAGGCGTTGAACCTATTATTGACGGAAGTAAGGCAACAGCTGACTTTTTAAAGGATAAGTATAGCGATATAGAAGAAACGCAAACTACTTTACCTGCTTCGTTTGACGAATTGATAGATCAAAAAAATGAAATGAAGAAAACCAAAAAAGAGTTGGATGTAGCTATTAGAAAAATTGAAAATGAAATAAAAAGCGAATTGGGAAAAAGAAATGCAAGCATTGGTATTACCAAAAAACATATTGTTGAGTGGAAGGAAATACCTACTAAAAGATTGAACAGTAAAAAGTTTGCTGAAAAATATCCTCAAATTGCAGAAGATGAAGAAATATATATGGTTACTACGCCACGAAGATTAATAGAAAAGGAGATTAAATAATAATGGCAACAAATGAAACCTTAAAAAATCAATTATCACAACAAAATCAAAAACAAGTTCCTGCGAATCAATTAGGTTTAAAAGGATTAATGAATACTCCTACTATGAAACGGAAATTTGAGGAAGTTCTTCATGAAAATGCTAATGCTTTTATGTCAAATGTCATGACCTTAGTTTCTAATGATAGCTACTTGGCAGAAAGCGAGCCAATGTCTATTTTAAGCGGGGCTTTAACAGCTGCTACATTAAATTTAGGATTAGATAAAAATCTAGGTTACGCCTATCTCGTACCATTTAATACTAAAAATAAGAAGACTGGCAAATGGGAGAGGAAAGCCCAATTTATTTTAGGATATAAAGGGTATATTCAATTGGCTCAACGGTCAGGTAAATATAAAGCATTAAATGTTATTGAAGTCTACGAAGGAGAGTTACTGAGTTGGAACAGACTAACGGAAGAATTTGAATTTGATCCAAACGGTAGACAATCAGACGATGTAATCGGATATGTTGGATATTTTGAACTATTAAATGGATTCAAGAAAACTGTTTATTGGACCAAACAAGAAATTGAAGCTTATAGAATTGCAAATAGCAAAGACAAAGAAAAAACAAAATTGAGCGGTGTCTGGGCTACAGATTATAATGCGATGGCTCGTAAAACAGTATTGAGAAATATGTTATCAAAATGGGGAATTTTGTCCATCGAAATGCAAGAAGCGACAACTTCAGATGAAAAAGTTCAACAAATGCAAGAAGATGGAAATATTATTTCCGAAACGGAAGTAGAAGAAAATACTACGATGAAAACAGCAGAAGTAATTAATGAAGCTGATTCAGATTCATTGAATCAAACAGATTTATTTGATACTAAAAATCCACCATTAGACAAATAGAGAGGGGATTTTCCCCTCTTATCTAGGGAGGTGATGGAATGGCAAGACCTTTAAAACAAGGAATTGACTACTTTTCGCTTTCTGTAGATTTTTTAAGAGATATAAAGGTTCGTAAAATCAAACGTGCGTGTGGGCCTCACGCTGTCGAAATACTACTTTGCCTGCTGGGTAATATTTATCGGGAAACTGGTTATTACATTGGGTGGGATGAAGATACGATGTTCTTAGTTGCTGACGAAGTTGGGGCGAAAGAGGGTCTAGTTGAAGAGACAGTAAATAAGGCTATTCAAGTTGGATTTTTTAATCAAGAGAAGTTCAATAATTATAAAATTTTGACTTCTAGTGGAATACAAAAAAGATATCTCGAAGCTACTAAAAAAAGGAAAGAAGTAGTTATTTCCGACATTTACTTAGTTAATGACACCTTAAAGGAGAAAGAAACCCTAGTTAACGGTGCTAATAATACACAAAGTAAAGTAAAGGAAAGTAAAGTAAAGGAAAGTAAAGTAAATAAAAGTAAAGTAAACAAAAAAGAAACAGACACCCGTCGGCTGTCGGCTGAAAAAGATTTTTTGGAAAATCCTCTAGGAGACCCAAAAGTTGAGGAATTGATTCGGTATTTTTCTCAAAACATTTGCAGACCAACTCCAGTAAATCTCACTGACTTAGCATACGATTTGCATGATTTTGATGATGATTTAGCGTTGCTGAAAGAAGCAATAAAAATTTGCGCTAGAAAAAACAAACGAAGCTACAGTTACTTTGCAGGAATACTAAAGATATGGCGTGCAAATGAGATAAAAAGCTATGCTGATTTTTTGGAAAAAGAACAGCAGGCTCAAAAAAATAGCAAAGGGAAAAATGAAGGTCATTCTGATTATGACGACCTTGGATTTTAGGAGGGGCACAAATGAAATCAAGTAAGAATCCTTTTGAGGTAATGATTAAAACATTGCTATACATTGTGCCTGAAGCATGTCCGGATTGTGGCGGAGTAATGCATGCGTGGCGAGCTAAAAATAAAGACGGCACCGATCGTTGTCCTCCAGTCTGTATGTCTTGTGGTTATAAAGCACGTAAAAAAATTCAAGATTTAGATGCAGTGAAACGCTCTAGAGAGAGTTTGAAGGCGAGAGCAATTAATTATTTAACGTATAGCTCGCTTTATACAGACAAACAATTGATTCAGCGTCGTTTTAGCACATTTAAAACAGTAGATGATGAGACCAAACTTGCTTTTGAATTAGCAAAGCGTATGGCAACAGAAGTGTTATTAGAGAAACCTATTCATATGGTTTTATCAGGCAAAAGCGGTGTAGGAAAAAGCCATCTAGCTATGGCGACCGCATGGGAAGTATTGGAAAAATCAAACTACAACAAACGATGCTTATTTATTAGTTATGCAGAGCTTTTGGAACAATTGAAATTTGCGATGAATGATGAACAAGCTAGAAAAGAAATAACAGGTAGCTTGATGGCAGAAATTAAAAGTGCTGATTTTGTTGTTTTGGATGATTTAGGTGCTGAATTGGGCGTGAAGCAATTCGACGACAGAAACAAGAGTACAAATTTTAATAACGATACATTAAATCGAATCGTAGAAGCTCGACAAAATAAAGCGACTGTATTTACAACGAACTTAACAGGAAAAGAATTAAGTCAAGCTTACGGAGAAAGGATTGTTTCTCGAATCATGAATCATTCAAAAGGGTTTGTATTCTCGATAAAGGCATCAAAAGATAAACGGATTGTTGGGATTTGAGGTGGAAGAGATGCGAATTATTTTGCCGATTGAACCTAAGCCACAAAGTCGCCCTAGGTTTGCAAGACGTGGGAATTATGTTCAAACGTACGAAGATCGAGCGATGAAAGAATACAAAAATCAAGTAAAAAATTATCTTCGTAAATCAAGAGCAAAGTTGATTGAAAAAGGGCCAATTTCCGCACATGTGACGTTTTACATCCATCCGCCTAAATCAGCTCTAAGCAATAAACAGAAACGCTTAGAAGTGGAATTAGAGCGAAAATATTGCGACAAAAAGCCTGATTTGGATAACTATTTCAAAGCAGTGACAGATGCTGCCGAAGGTATTTTATATAAAAACGATGGACAAATTGCTGTGATGGTTTGCCAAAAGTTGTACAGTATGCGACCACGGACAGAAATTGAAATTATAAGTTTGGAGGATATAAATGGAAATTGATATTGGCAAAACCTATGAAATTATTCCTCACAATCGCTTTCAGCACGCTTTACATGGAACAGTACAAAAAGTCTATGATAATTCGGTGTTAGTCAAAGTTTGTCACGTACATCAAGATGAGGAAGAAATGATAACAGATTCTAACAATCAAATCATTGTTAGTAAAAAATATCTATCCAAGCAAATTAAAACAAAAGAAACGAAGGAGACAAAACACATGAAATTTAATTTAAATACAGCAACGTTACTCATTTCAGGAAATTTTGGAGTGAAAGCAGAGGAATGTTTAACGATTTCAAAAAGCGGTTTGGCTTTAAGTGGTCCAGTAGTTCAACGATTGAACAAACCCGAATGGGTTCAACTATATTTAGACGAACAGAACAAAGCGTTATTTGTTTTGCCGTGTGAAGCCACTGCGGAAGGTGCAAGAAGTTGTGTAAGTCCTAAAGTAAATAAAAAAACAGGCTATCGAAAAAGCTGGAATGGTCACGTGTTAAGAAAAGCTGCTGAGGTTGGAGGCTTTAACATTGAAACAGATGTTTACCATGTAAAACCAGAAGAAGTAGAAGGACATCCAAACGCTTTAGGATTTGATTTGACAAAGGCGGTCAAAGTGAATGGGTAAAAAAGGAAAACGGATCAAAAAGCAAAATCGAAAACGAAAAAACGCTGCTATTGCAAATGGCACATACAATTGGCACGAAGAAAAGTGTTTGGAGTGTAAAGGAAAAACTTTGATTAAAGTAGAAGATGAATACGGTCATGCAAAAGAAATTCCTTGTCCTGTGTGTAATAAGAATTGAGGTAGAAAATATGACATGTCCAAAATGCAAGGGACAGATGATTATCTGGGAAAAAGATAGATTCGGTCATTCAAAAGCAACTTCTTGTCCGTTATGCAATAAAAGTGGGCAAAGTGTTGCGAAAAAGTTAGCTGAAATAAAGAAGAAGTAAACGAAAGGAGTGGAGGTTTGGTCGACCATAAAGAATTCTTTACTCCTTTGAAATGATGAATAGTTACCAAAAGAAAATGGTTAAAGTCATGAAAGACCTTTGCGGAAAAAGAAGTATGTACGATGTGTTTTTCGATTTTACTAAAATGTCAGCATGCAGTATTTCTAATGTTTTTGACAAAGTACATTTTGAAGAAAGAGAAAAATTGTATAAGTCTATTCAAGAGAAATACACCGAAGAAGAACAAGAAAAGTTCCATGAATTATTCGCTTTGCTAGTTGAAGCTTTAGAAGAGAACTCAACTGATATACTAGGCGAATTGTATATGGCTTTGGAAATTGCTAATAAAGATGCAGGGCAATTCTTCACACCATACAATGTAGCTCGTTTAATGGCAGAAATGAATTTTAATGAAAAGGATGAACAATTGAAAAATGGACAGCCAGTTGTTTTTTATGATCCTTGCATTGGTGGCGGTGTTACTCTAATTGCTTTAGCAAATATTATGCGAGAAAAAGGCTATAACTATCAAAGAAGTTTGAAAGCGTTGTGTGGTGACATCGACGGAAATGTACTTTCAATGGCGTATGTACAGTGTTCCTTGTTAGGAATAGATGCGATATTTGAAAGAAAAAATGCACTGAGTAATGAACCTGCAACAGATGTATGGTTTACACCGTTTTACGCTTTGAATAGAGCAAAAGAAAAAGAAACGCAAAATACATTAGAAATACTAAAAGAAGTAATGGAACTTCTGGAAAATAAAACAAGCAGTTCATTTACTGAACCAGAACAGCTGTCATTATTTTAGAAAACAAATAGAAAGTAGTGAGATTGACATTGTGGAATATGCAGTTTACCAAGGCGAGAACTTCTTGTTTATAGGAACAGCACAAGAATGCGCAAACAAATTAAATATTAAAGTAGATTCTGTTCGGTGGATGGCTACACCAACAGGTAGGCGAAGATTTGAATCTAGGAAAAATAAAGAGAGAGCAAAAAGAATTATTCGGTTAGAAAGTGAGTGAAGAAGATGATTCCAAAATTTTTTAAAGCATTAAGAATCGTCATAAGACGTGCTGTTGTATTGTTTCAGTATATTACTAGCGAAAAAAACAAACAGATGTCAATAAAAGAACGTTGGAATTACTATTGGAGGGAGCAGAATGAGTAAACAAGAATCAAAAAACAAACAATGGGCACTACGCTTAATCGATAAAAAAATAGAAAAATATACGAAATACAGAGATGACAAAACACGTACTGAAGAACACCGAGCTTATTGGCAGGGATTTGTTACTAGCTGTAATGATATGCAAGATATTATTAAAGAATTAGACGAACCAGAAAAGCCAACTGTCAAACAATTTGTAGCAGATTGGTTCGAAGATAATCTTGAAGAGTTAGATTGGGAACTTGGGGGTGTTTTAATAAATGCTTTTAATACAAATAGAAATGAAAGAAGTGATTTTCAAGATTGGCTTGTCGATACCACGAACTATCCAATTGAAACATTGATAAGAATGAAGTTGTTTGGCTACGAAGTCGAGGAAGAGCCGCTTTATTATGTGAAGTTGCCTGATCTTAGAAGCTCGTCAAGTGGAAATGTTTATGGATTAAAAAAAACATTGAATGGTGAAATAAGAATTGCTGTTTTTGATAAACAAAAGGTTGGTAAAACAAAAGATTCACAATTCACAGAAAATCAAATCAAAGCAGTTGACGAGCGCTATTGGCCGTTTGCTGTGAAGGTGGAGGAAGAATAGATGAAAGATAAGAAATTTTCACCTCTAACAATTGTTTGTGTGATTATAGGCATATGCTGGATTGTCTCAATTGTGGGAATCGGATATTTTATTTCACATCCAGAAATAATTGGACACTGGTTTAGTCGTTTAATAAGTGGGTTCAAATAGTTTTGAAACCAATGTATTTTAGTTTTTACAATCGATAGTATAAAAAACTACCTAGTTTCCGCTAGGTAGTTCTGTAAGAAATAATATTAAGTTTATTTTTTATAGTATTTTTATACCAAACCCATTATAAAAAATCAAGTACAAAAAAGCCAACCGACCACTGGTTGACTAAGAAGAATATTTTACCAGAAAAGTGGTAGCTTGTGATATGTGAGGTTACTTTGCCCCAAACATTGGTCACAATAAAAATATTTTATCATGAGTAAAGAAAGCTGCCAACAAAAAAGCCAGATTGCTCTGGCTGTGGATAATGTGTGGATAACTTTGTGGAAAAGTCGTTATTATTATACCACAAAAGGAGCGATTTCACTTGATTAAATTGCTAAAAGAAGTAGATTTTCGACAAACAAAAGCGAATGCCAGAAATGTGTTGAAGAATTTTAGACGTTTAGAGCGAATAGCTGGTCGCTCTTTGATAGATTTAAAATCACCAATTATTACAGATATGCCTAAAAGCCAAAGTCATGGGAACAAAGCAGAAGATGCGCTAGTACAATTAGCAGATGCAGAAGCAGAAAGAGACGCAATTTTATCTGCGCTTATGGCATTAAGCCTAACTAGCAGACAAATTTTGCATTATAGTTTCTGTGTGCAGGACCATTACTCTAATTATAAAATCGCAAGAGAAGTCGGCTATTCTGAAAGAAGTATTCAAAGAATGAAATCAGAAGCTTTGATTGAATTCGCAGAAGCTTACCGCAATGGAAAAATAATTGCATATAAATAATTTTTGGCGGTTTTTTGGCGGAAAGTTGGCGGTTTTTATACGAATTTGAGTGCTAATATAGTAATATCGAAAGTCAAAGAAATGGACACATTACACAACGCTTTCTGGTTTAGTCACCGTTTGATTTGACTTTCGATAGTCACTTGCAGACTTACGTTCTCAATAAAATGAAGTGAGGTGAATAACCTCCTCTTTTTTCTACAAGTTTGCAAGTGACACAAATAGTTGCTAGGGATGCAGTAGTAACTACCTGATTCATACTAGTCGAGGTTAGGTATATTGCTCTATCCCAGCATATGACGATAAGAACATTAACCAGATCTCAGCGGCAGCTGCTTACGCACGAGAGCAATTCCTAAACTCATAGAGTAGCAGCTAGGTACGTTTAGGATAAACTTGCTCAATTGTTTTTGCTGGTGTTTGATTGATTAGTCACTGTGGCGTGTAGCATTGTGGTGATGCAACTGACTTTGTGTGAGATAAGATGCAGGTTCGACTCCTGCCACGCCAATAGGTAGCTTTGCTACTTAAATAAAAGAATCGTCAATAGATGTTTCTTACTTTAACGGTCGGTTCACCTCCTTTCAAATCAGCCAGCCTGCGAAACAGGATAAAGTGGCTAGCAACCTAGTATTGCTAAATAAGTGTTAGATTGGCTAGGCAGTCTAATATAAATCTTTAGACTACTCAATAAAAATGAGTGGTCTTTTTTGTACATAAAAAAGCCACTAGAACCCATAGTCTAGTGGCTAGGTAGCATTCGTGCACAATTTTTGTTGGTCGCTAGATTGGATTGCTAATGGTTGCTATTTACAAAAAGGAGTTGCTACCTATCAATAGTATATCAAGAAATAATTTATTGAATCAAGTACATAAAAACAACTAGGAGAGAAAAATATGAAAAGCTATTGGTATGTATCGTTAACACATAAATATCCACAACCGAACCGTACAACTGATTCAGTACGTGTTGTAATGTCTGTGCAGATAAAGAAGAATGCTTCCATTGTCGAAATGACGAGAGAAGCCACGCCAAAGGAAATTGACGCGTGCAAGCTTATTTATTGTGGGCATGGCTATTTTGATGAAAAGAACATTCAAGAGAATATTAAGCGAAATATGAGGGATTAGATATGAATATTGAAAAGATGAAGTTATCAGAACTACGCCCTGCTGAATATAATCCAAGGGTTGAATTAAAGCCAGGTATGGAAGAATACGAGAAGTTAAAACAATCCATTTTGGAATTTGGCTTTGTTGATCCGCCTATTTTTAACAAAAGAACAGGAAATTTAGTTGGTGGACATCAACGTGTAACGGTAGCAAAAGATTTAGGAATTGGCGAAATTGAAGTATCTATTGTAGATTTACCTATCGAAAAAGAAAAAGCTTTAAACATAGCTTTAAATAAAATTTCTGGCCAATGGGATGAAGATAAATTAGTTGAGTTATTGGAAGAGCTTAACACAGATGAATTACCTCTAACAGGCTTCAATCAAGAAGAATTAGATGAGCTGTTAGCTGATATGAACAAATTTGAAACTACAGCAGATAGGGTAAAGGCAAATCCAGCAAATACTAGTTTATTTGATTCTTTCTTGTTTCCGCCATTTTCTTATCTTGATACAAAAACTAAGCGTTGGTTAGATCGTAAACGCCAATGGAAAGAGCTAGGTATTAAGAGTGAGCTTGGCCGTGAAGATAATTTGGTATTCAATCCTAGCATGCAAGCGCCAGGACTAGAAGGAACATCTATTTTTGACCCTGTTCTATGCGAATTAGGGTATCGTTGGTTTACACCTAAAACAGAAAGCAATATTTTTGATCCATTCGCTGGTGGTTCTGTACGTGGAATAGTAGCAAAAGTTCTTGGTCATAATTACACAGGTATTGATTTGAGAGCAGAACAAATAAGTGCAAACTATGCTAATGCTCGAGAAATTGGTTTGAGTGATATTAATTGGATTTGTGATGATAGCTTGAATATAGACCATCATATTGAAGATGAAAGTCAAGATTTGTTATTTACATGTCCGCCGTATGCAGACCTTGAAGTTTATTCAGACGATGAACGAGACATTAGTAATATGTCCTATGAAGAATTTGCAGAAGTATATAGTGAAATATTAAAACGTTCTGCTAGAAAGCTAAAAGATAATCGCTTCGCAGTAGTCACCATTTCTGATGTCAGAGATAAAAAAGGCTTTTATCAAGATTTAACTGGTTTGACTAAGAGAGCATTTAGCACAGAAGGCTTATATTTCTATAATGACATGATTTTGTTAAACGCAGTTGGTTCGGGTTCACTAAGAGCTAGACGTTTGATGAACAATAGAAAAGTAACTAGAATGCACCAAAATGTATTAGTCTTTTATAAAGGAAATCCGAAAAACATTAATCAACATTTCGAAGTTTTAGAAACATTAGATGATGAACTAGAAAATCTCGTAAATGGACTGGACGAATAAAAAGTGATCGTTTATGCTCTGCATGAGGTGAAGGATAATGACAAACAAAGAATTAAAAAGCATAGCGGAAAACGCTAGAAGCTTATACAGAAGTAACTTAATCACTAGAGAAGAAGCAAAAGAACGTATCGAACCATTTGTTGAAGCGTACAACAAAAAATCAATTGAAATCGCTAAGAAGTTTAACCAGAAACCGAAAACAATTTCTTTCGTTTCCTTTTTACGATAAAAAAAGAAGCCGAGTGCGCTAACACTCGACTACTTCAACGAGGCACCAAAAGCGCCCCGAAGACACAGAAACCACACGCGCGTGCTTTAAACCCAGTTCTGTGTCTTTTAGCATTTTATCAAATGCGGGGTGTTTTAACAATGGGAACAAAAGCAGAACATGAAGAAATTGATATTTTAGATTTAGAATTGGAAAAAGAATTTGAAGATGCCGAAGATTATGAGCAATATAGAAAAATCATACGTGCAACGATGGCTCAATGGTTAAAAAATCTTAAAAACGGTGAAATTAAATTAACTTCAGTGAATGATCTAAAAATACTTATTGAAGCTGATAAAATACTTAGAAGTTAGAGGAGGTGCGGTCAATGACAAGAAATGAAAAAGAACCATCAAATAAAACAAAAGAAAGATATGACTTGTTTGTTGACTGTTATCTGCAAACTTTTAATGCAACGCAATCAGCAATCAAAGTTGGATATTCAAAAAAAACTGCTCGCCAACAGGCCCATAAGTTATTGACAAATGCTTACATTAAGCAAAAAATTCAATTTGAAATGAAAAGACTACGTAATCGCATGAAAGATGAGGGATTGCGTAGTTTTTCTATGCTTTTAGATATAGCAATGCAGACTGAGGAAAAAATACAAGCTCATAATGAAGCAGAGATAGAAATTGATAGAATAAAATCCGAACTCAGCGATTTAGAGCTAGAAATGCTTAAAGCTAATAATGATTTAGAAAAAGTACAAAAAGCTGCAGATGCCATTGATGGTCGAAAAAAAGAAATGAGAAATCATAAAAGAAGTCTTTTGGAACAAGTTGATTCTATAAAGAAAGAATACTTTGAATTAAACCTTAAAAGAGTTGTACTATTAAATGAATTGTCAAAACATCAATCTCGTTATCTTGATGCTAAAGAATGGGAAAAGTTGCAAAGCTTAAAAAAATCTATTTTCCAAGATATTTTAGACCGAGGTGGTTTTAAAGCCATTGATCAGGTACAGCATAGTGGAAAAGTGAGTGTTAATCCACTAGCTAATTTTTCGGAAGAAGAATTGAGGCGATTAGCAAATGGACCAAGAGCAACTTGATGCATTAGCTAACGCTGCGTTAGAAGAATTGGCTAGGAGAAATTACAGTGATTTTTTCTATTTGTCTCATGGTAAACAGTGGGATTTGTTAAGACATCAGAAGTACATTACAGATCGGCTTCAAAAAATAATTGATGGGGAGCAAAAGTATTACATTATCGAAATACCTCCCCAACACGGCAAATCTACTGTAATTACAGAGACATTTCCAGCTTATTATTTAATGAGACATCCAGATAGTCTGGTGATGGTTGTTTCCTATTCAAAAGAATTATTTCAAAAGTTTGGTAGAAAGAACCGCGAAAAGTTCCGCTTGTTTTCGGACCAATTATTTGGCTTACAAATAAGCTCTGAAACATCATCTGTTAGCGAATGGGGAGTTGAAGGACATCTAGGCTCGCTGTATAGTACATCCATATTAGGTGGTGCTACAGGTCGTGGAGCAAGACTATTGATTATAGATGATCCAATTAAAAACAGGGCAGAAGCAGAGTCTAAAACAATTAGAGATAAAATATACAATGAATGGCAGGATACTTTTTATTCACGTTTAACAGCAGATGCTAGCGTAATTGTTATTATGACTCGTTGGCATGAAGATGATTTGGCAGGACGTTTATTAAAAGAACAAGCATTACCGTGGGAAGAAATAAAAATACCTGCAATTGCAGAAGAGAATGATTTGCTAGGAAGAGAACCAGGAGAAGCTTTAGCTCCTGAAATTGGCAAAGATGAAGAATGGGCAGCTAAAACAAAGGCTGTTACTGGCTCTCGTGGATGGGCTGCTCTATACCAACAAAGACCAACTCCTGCAGGAGGAAATATATTTAAACGTTCTTGGATTAAGTTTTATGTACCAACATTAGAAAAGAAAATAGAATTTAACTTAGGAGATGACGTGGTTATTTTACCACGTCTTTTTGATCGTCAAGCACAGTCTTGGGATTGCACATTTAAAGATACTGAGACATCTGACTTTGTTTCTGGTCAAGTCTGGGGCAAAAAGAGAGCTGATTTTTATTTGTTGGATCGGCATCATGAAAGAATGGGGATTGTGGAAACAATGAAAGCTATCAAGGTTATGTGTAATAAGTGGCCTAAAGCCAGAGGGATTTACATTGAGGATAAAGCAAACGGAACCGCTGTTATTGAGATGCTTAAGAAAAAAATATCTGGAATTGTTCCCGTTACTCCTGATGGTGGTAAGGAAGTTAGGGCTAACGCTGTTGCTCCTCTTTGGGAAGCAGGAAATGTTTATCTTCCACATCCGTTAATTTGTCCGTGGATAAATGATTTTATTGATGAATTAGTTGCATTTCCTAATGCTGAACATGATGACGATGTTGATAGTATGACTCAAATGTTAAATAAAATGATTGGTAAAGCAAGTCTAAGAGAAAGATATCTTGAAAACTAAAAATAAAAGGTGGTGAATAAATGGGCAATATAGCAAATGAAGCAAAATTATTGAAAGTAGATGGCAAAGCGTACAGAAATGATTTCATGATTGGTAATGGTAAAGGTTACGCTAAAGACAATTTATCTAGACAAAGACCAGGAATAAGCAAAAGATTATCATACTCTCAATTAGAGGATTTGTATTCGTCTAATTCAATGGCGAAAAACATTGTAGATATTCCAGCGGAAGATTTAACTAGAAATGGTTGGAATTTAAAAATGAAAGATGAACAGGCAAAAACTTTGTACGAAAGTAAATTAAGACAGCTAAAAACAAAGGATCGTTTGCAACAATTATTTACCTACGAACGATTATATGGTGATGGCTTTGTCAGCATTGGAACTATTGAAAAAAGTAATTACTCATTGGATAAACCATTGAATCTTGAAAACATTAAAAGCGTGCCCTATATTAATGCATTTTCAGGAAAGAAAATAAGTAACCGAATTATTAATGAAGATGTATTTAGTCCTAATTATGGTCAGATAGAATCTTTTGAGATTAATAATAGATCAAGAGATGCTCGCATTGAATTATTACCTAATTCAACGTATAGCACTACGACAAAGATTCATCATTCACGAGTTTTACATCAGCAAAATCTTCGTTTTGAAGATGAACTTGTAGGTTCATCTTTGCTTGATAATCTCTATGATATTTTAACGGTAGTAGATACTTCTATCTGGTCTGTAGGGCAAATTCTATATGATTATATATTCAAAGTATATAAATCAGCGGATGTAAGTAATCTTACATCAGAAGAAAAGTTAGAAATTGCAATGAAAATGGATTATAAGTTTAGAACAGAAGCTCTGGCTATTATTGATTCAGAAGAAAGTTTAGGAAAAGAAAGTTCTTCAGTATCTGGTATTGGAGAGCTTTTAGATTTTGTTTGGGATTACTTAGCAGGAGCTGCTCGAATGCCTAAGACTGTTTTAAAAGGTCAAGAAGGCGGAACTGTTACTGGAGCACAATATGATGTTATGAACTATTATTCTCGTATAACTGCTATACAAGAGAACCAGTTAAGACCACATCTTGAATATCTTATTCGTTGTTTGATGTGGGCAGAAGATGAGTGCAATGGTCGTCTTGATCCAGATTCAATCGAGTGGTCTATTGAATTTAATCCTTTATGGAATGTGGATAGTAAGACTGATGCTGAAATTAGAAAACTTACTGCAGAAGCTGACAAGATATATATTGAATCAGGTGTAGTAGCTCCAGATGAAATCGAAGAAGCAAGATTTGGACGATTTGGCGTAACTGAAACATCAAAATTTAATGCAGATAGTTTGTCTAGGGATGAGCTAGATAAGATGGCTGCTATAGTTTATGAAAATTACAAACAGGACAGAGATAATGAAAAATAATCCGAAAACCCGTTATCCTCTGCGTTTAGAAGAAAACTACGCCAAAAATATCCAGAAACTTATAAATGAAATTGAAAAAGTCTTATTATATGAATTTGATAAACATCTAGCTTCTAAAATAGATGAATCAAGACTAGTCAATGATTCAAGATTTATTCAAGATGGATTATTCGATACAGCATCTAAACTGGTAAAAAAAGTACAAACCTATTTTTTAGGCATTTTTCAAAATAGAACAGCACAAAAAATTGTTCGTAAGCATATAAGAAGTGTTAATACATTTAATAAATCTAATGTAAATGCTCAATTAAAATCCAGAGGAATAAATCCTTTAGAAAATGAAATTTGGTTAAATAACTATATGAAAGCTAAAATATCGGAAAATGTTAGTTATATTACCAATATTCGTGATGACTACTCGCAAAAATTTGAACAGATTATTTATAGAGGAGTCACTAGTGCTAAATCATCTAGTGAAATCAGAGATGAACTAGTTAAATTAACTGAAATGTCATTGAAAAGAGCCTCTTTTATTGCACGTGATCAAACTGGAACAATTCTTGGGCAACTTAATAGTGAACGGCAAAAAAGAGCAGGATTTCGTGCTTTTCGATGGAGCGATAGCGGAGATGAAAGAGTTCGAGATTCACATCGAGAGCGAAATGGAAAAATCTATTTTTATGCAGATAATCCATTATTACCAGGTGAAGAATACAATTGCCGATGTGTTGCTGAACCTGTTGATGAGGATAGCATAATGGAAAAATCATAATTAAAGGAGGTGATATAGATGGTTAAAGAAAAGAAAGCTATTGATAAGGAAACAAAAGAGGTAAAAGAAGTACTTAAACCTAATAGCAAAACGACACATACAGTTTCTAAAGATGAAACAGCAAGTGAAATAGCGACTAAGTACCATATGAGTCTAAAAAAATTACTTGTTATTAATAATTTAGATTCTGTAAAAGAAATCAAGGAAGGTGTTAGTTTAATCGTCGAGTAGGAGTTGACAAAATGGTAATTAGATATGATAAAGCCTTCATTCAGGATTTTAAAGAAACTGATGAAGGTTATTTGACGATCACTGCGTGCCCGATTACTCGTCCAGGAGTTTTTCCTTATCGTCGAACTGACGGAGGAGTGTCAATGGAAGCAAAGTTACCTGATGAATTATTTTCAAAAACAACGGTACTTTCAGCTAATGCTAAGCCAATGACTGACGATCATCCAACAGAACCAGTAACAGCAGCTAATTATAATAAATATTCAAAAGGCATGACTCATAATGATGCGCATGTTTTAGATAATAAATTAGTGGTCTCGTTTACTATTACAGATGTTGAGACAATCAAAAAAATTAACGATGGGAAACGTGAATTGAGTATCGGTTTTCAAGCAGATGTTTCCAAAGAAACAGGTATTTATAATGGCATGCAATATGATTCTGTGCAAAGGAATATGCTAATTAATCATATTGCAATAGTTGATGAAGGCAGAGCTGGTCCAGAAGTTGCTATACGTGGCGATTCAGTTGCTTTCATGATTGATTCAAAAGATAAACAAACAGGAGGAAATAACATGTCAAAATTAATTATTGATTCAAAAGAATTTGAAGTAGACCCAATTGTAAAAGCAAAATTTGAATCTTTAGAAGCAAAATTAGATGCAGCAAAACAGCGTAACACCAATATTGAAAAATTAGAAGGTGAGCGTGATGCTTTAAAAGCTCAAATTGATGAGTTGAATAAAGAAATTGCTGAAGCAAAGAAAAAAGAGGTAACTGGTGATGCGTTAGATAAACTTGTTCAAGATCGTGTTGATTTAATTAGTAAAGCACAGAAGTTTCTTGGTGATTCAGCTGATTTTTCTGGTAAATCTGATCGAGAAATTAAAGAATCTGCAATTGCTAAAATATCACCTGATTTTAAAGGTGATGGAAAATCAGATGATTATATTGCAGCGTATTTTGATTCAGCTGTAGCACATATTGAGAAAAAAGGATTTACAAATCCTGCTACATTCAACGATGCAAAAAATCAAGATAAAGACAAAGAAAAAGAAGAAGAGATTGAAAAACAAAAAAAAGCTCGATTAAACATGAATAAAAAGGAGGATAAATAATTATGACTATTCCTTATCCAGAAAAATATATGAAACCTGAATTAGGTATTGGCAAATTAGCAGACTATCAAGATGTGCAAGCTGATAGTCTTGTTGTTGGAACGGAAGGCTTAGGATTTGGTGTTGGTGTACAAGTAAAAGAAAATGTTGCAACAGCATATAAGGACGGGAAATTTTATGGTGTTTCTTATGCTAAAAACTATGTAGAAGAAATCCCTTATGGTGACGTTGAAAAAATTGGTAAGTACAAAGAACATGAAATGGTACCAATTTTACGAAAAGGTTCTATTTGGGTGAAAGTAAATGAAGATGTTTTAGCAGGTGAAGATGCCAAAGTATTAAATGGTGGGAATTTCGGTAAAGCTACTACATCAGATACTGTAATTGGTACTTTTAAAACAACAGCATCGTCTGGTAATTTAGCAATTTTACAAATTAATTTACCTTAATGAAAGTTTAGGAGGAAAAATATATGTCAAATGAAGTAACAGCAACTTTAGAAGCACGTGACTTACAAGCGATTGATAATGTTATCTATCAAGCCCCGCAAGAGGAGCTTGTAGCACGTACATTATTTAATGTGAAAACAGATATTAATCCAGGAGCGGAAACATACGCATATAATGTTATGACTAGAAGTGGAGCTGCAAAAATTATTGCAAATGGAGCAGATGATCTTCCATTAGTTGATGTTGATATGAAACGCTATCAATCACCAATTTTTACAATTGCAGCGGGGATTCGTTATAGTCGTCAAGAAATTCGTCAAGCCCAAATGATGGGAACTTCCATCGACGCAACAAAAGCAGAAGTAGCACGTCGTACTATTGCTGAAAAAGAAAATAGTTTTATTTTTGTGGGAGATCCTAAAGTAAACCACAAAGGTGTTGCAAATGCTGAAGGTATTCAAGTTATTAATTCACCTAAGAAGTGGAAAGAAATGACTAGTGAAGAGATTGTTGAACAATTACGTACATCTCGAGCTAAAATTACTATTATTCCAGGATTTAAAGGATCTAGTCTAAAATTATTGGTTGCTCCAGAACAATATGAAGAATTGAATCGTCGTTATGGTGAATATGATGCACGATCAATTATGAAAGTCGTTCAGGAGAATGGCTGGTTTTCATCTATTGAGCAAGTTTATGATTTAAAAGGTGTAGGTACTGATAATTCTGATTCATTTATTATCATGGATACAAAACCATCAACTTGTGAAATTTTACTTCCAGAAGATATCGTGCGTTTAGAAGTTGAGTGGTCTTTCCCAAATTGGAAAGTACCATTTGTAGAGCGTTGTGGTGGTGCGTTAATTAGAACGCCATATGCAATCGTTCGTGTAGATGGTATTTAAAAAGGGAGGTAAAGATTATGTTAGTACACAATAAAGGTTCATATATTAGACATATCGGAAATATTCGATTAATTCCAGGAGTAAATGATTTAAATAGTTCAGATGCCGAAGCATTTCTTAAAGGTATGGAAATACCGCTAAATAAATCGTTGGAAAAATTAGGAGAGATTGAGATTTTAGATCGTACAACAAAAGGAAAATCAAAAGAAACAGCTGGTTTTACTGAATTGAGTGCCAATAAAGCAGTAGAAGCTGTTTCTGATACTTTTGATTTAGACTTGTTGGAAAAATGGTTAGAAGAAGAGCAAACTAATAAAAATCGAACAACAGTAGTAAAAGCTATTGAAAATCAAATTGATGACATCAAGAATCCAGATGAAGATAGTGTAGTCACACCAGATTAGGAGCGATCTTATGACCAAAAGTACAGTTGATAATGTCCGATTAACAGCTAGTGAATTATCAGGAGTTAGTGATGATGCTATTGAGTTATTTATTGATGATGCTTGGATTGAAGTAAATAGTATTTTTTCTAAAGATGACATAAAAGAAAAAGCTTGTCGTTATTTAGCTTGTCATTTGGCTGTTTTGAACAATCAAAATACGAAATCCGAGCAAGTAGGTTCGTTAAAAAAAGAATATTCAGGTTTTCATTCGTCTTTTACCGATTTAAAAAGAACAGTCTACGGACAAGAATATCTTCGTCTTTATAATAAATACGCTAAAAAAGATTTATTAAATATGGTAGTACTCTAATGAAAATTACCGAAAATAATAGGATTATTAAGCTGATTGAAGAATTGAATCAGCTTAATAAGTATTCATTACAGATAGGAATATTCGGAGAAGATGACTCTTTTATAGCTATGTTGGCTCAAGTTCATGAATTTGGAGTTACTATCCGTCCAAAAGGTAGATTTCTTGTTATACCATTGATGAAGAAATACAAAGGGAAGAATCCACGTCAATTTGACTTATTTTTTATGCAAACAAAAGAAAATCATAAATTTTTGGTAAGAAATAAGGGGAAAGATCAACTAGAATTTGCTTATATGCTGGCAGAGCAAGTAACAATTCCTGAACGATCATTTATTAGGTCTACATTTGATGAACAATCCAGAGCGTGGTCAGATTATGCACTAACTCTTGTAAAAAAATTAATTGACGGCAAAATGACTGCTACAGAATTAATGAATCGATTAGGATTACGAATGCAGAGAGATATTCAACGAACAATCAGAAATTTATCTGATCCACCAAATTCTCCAATTACAACAAATAACAAAAAATCAAGTAATCCATTAATAGATACAGGAAAACTAAGGCAATCAGTTACTTATAAGGTGGTGAAAAGTTAATGCAAAAAATGAAATTTTCTAGTCTTGTAGAAACCTTTGCAGTTGACTTTCAGCTAGTATTACCATGTGATGAAAATGGAGGAGAATATGTCCATGGTGAATGGATTCCTAAGAACAAGGAGCCTAAAACTGTTTCTGGAGCGATTATTCCGTATGATAATCGAACAATTTATCAAAGTGGAGGAACTCTCACGTCTAGTGATAGACAATTAGCTTATGTAGGTTCAATACCTCTTGGAGCTAAAGTAATCGACAATGGCAGAGAGTATAAAGTAGAAAGTGAAGAGCCATATGCAGAACATTATGCAGATGTAAATCTTTATCGATTGAAGGCGGTGACTAATAGTGTCACAAATTAAACAATCCTTTAATTATGCTGTACTTGTTGATGAATTAATTAGAATTGTAAATACATCGACGGAATGCCAACTTATTGAAAGTAGCACGACAGGACCACAACCTAAAAGACCATTTTTTTCATATGAAATTACTTCGCCATATATTCCTGTTACTGTTGATATCATTGATAATGAAGTGTTTGAATTAGTGGTATCAATTAAATGCCATACTGATTCAAGTATACAAGGGCTCAATTTGTTGGAAAAATTCAGAAAATATTTAAATAGTTTTGACGCTAAAATAAGTTTGCAAAATTCTAAGATTACATTAGTTTCAACCACTCAACCTAAAAAAAGAGATAATTTTATAAGCATTGAATATGAACGGTTATCAGGATTTGATGCTCGTTTTAGAGTTCAAGATAGCTATTTGGACGATGCTATAGTTATTGAAAAGATTGATATTCAGGAGGAAAACAAATGATTGAAAAAATTTCAGATGTTAATGTCAAAATTGATATTATGCATCCACAACCAATAGTTGGTCTTGGTAATCCAGCTATTTTTGTTCAAGGAGCTAAGCAAGACTATAAAGAATATACAAATTTAGAAACATTGGTAAAAGATTTTGCTAATTCAACTAATGTATATAAAAAAGCAGATGCTATTTGGAAACAAGATAATAAACCATATACGATTTCTGTAATTACATTTGCAGAAGATAGCATTGCTGATGCAGCTAAAAGTTATTTTTATAACGATTGGCATTTTGCTTTGTTAGCTAATTATGAAGAAAATGATGCTTTAGCTTTATCTAATCTTATTGAAGAAAATGAATTTAAGTTTTTAGTTCTTCAAACGAGTACAATTGAAGAATTATCTGTTTTTGCAGGTAATAACTTAACAATTGGACTAGTTCATCCATCAGAAGAATATTTCGATGCAGCGTTAATTGGTAATACAGCTAATTTAACCGTTGGAAGTGTTACTTGGAAATTCCGTCATGATTTAGTAGGAATTACTGCCAATCCATTAACAGCAGGACAACTCCAAGAAATTGATAGAGCTAATGCTATTGCATACGTTGCAAAAGCGGGAATCCCTCAAACTTCTGAAGGAAAAACATTAGGTGGGGAGTTTATCGATTCGTTGCATGGTGATCATTGGGTAAAATCAAATATTGAAACAAAAGTACAACGATTATTATCTACTACAGACAAGTTAACTTTTGATTCTAACGGAATTGCTTTACTTGATACAACTGTTGCTAATGTGTTGGAAACAGCATTTACAAACGGGATTATCGATATTGTTGATGAAACAGGCGTTGGTAACTATAGTGTTACAGCTTTAAGTCGTCAAGAATTAAATCCAGATGATGTTGCAGCACGGAATTATAAAGGATTATCGTTCAAATACAAACGTTCTGGAGCAATCCACACAGTAGATGTTACTGGAACAATTGAAGTCTAAAGGAGGAATTAGCTAATGCAAAGTATGACAACTTATGATGCGAAAGAAGTATCTACTATTATTGATAATGTCGTTCAATTTGGTTTCCAAGATGGCGACATGGTATCTTTTTCAAAAGATAATTCATATATTGAAGTACAAACAGATGCACAAGGACAATCTAGTGCTGCTAAAAACAATGATAATTTGGGAACATTTACAATTAATTTATCTCAAAATTCACCTTGCAATAAGCAATTAATGGCTCTAGCAAATGGTCGTAAAGAATTTTCAATTTCTGTTACGCATTCTACAGAAAAAGCTTGGGCATCAAAAGCCTATATTGAAAAAACACCAGATGGTTCATTTGGTAAAGGTGTTCCAACTCGTTCTTATACGATTAAGGCATTAGATTACAAACATGAATATAACTAAGAGCGCTTAACATCTCGTTAAGTGCTTTTTATTTAATTTTAGGAGGAATTTATCATGGCAAAAAAAGACGAAGTAAAAGAATTAGAAGCAAAAAATAATATCCCAGAAGCAGAGAAAAAACCATTTAATAAATTTGGTAAACAAGAAAAACATACGGTTGAAGGCGTAGAATATACTTTCCAATTTCCAGGAACTCGTGCAGCTCAAGCTATTTTAGACAATTCAAAAGGTCCATCCAATACATTTTCTGATGTTGCCTATCATTCTCAATTGATGGATTCAGTTATTGTAGTGCCTAAATTAGATTGGGATTATTGGGACGAACATGAAGGATATCGTGAGGTTATGGCTTTGGCCGATAATTTTCTTGGTCGAATGTTTAACTAGTCCAAATCCAAGAATTATTGAAAGAAAAGTACAAAAAGATATGTTTAGGTGGCTGCCTGTTATCGCAGGCATTGCCACTAAAGAAGAAGTTGAATTAGCTACAGCAGAGGAATTAGCTATTTGGAACGAAGTAGCATATCAAAAAATAAATCTAACTAAATCAAGAGGAGGTGTCATCTAATAATGGCTGATGCGTTACGTAGTTCGGTAATTGAGCTCGATTGGAAAATTAATAATAAATCTTTAGAACGTGCAAACGAAGAAACAGATAAAATTATTGCTAAAGCTGCGCGAATGGAAGGAACTTATCAAAATTCAGCAAAGTCCATAGATGGTGCCACATCCTCTTTAAAAAGAAATAGCGAAGGTTTAAAACAAAATACAGATAGAGTTATTCAATTTGGAAATAGAGCAAAAGATTCTATGCAAAAAACAACAAACTCTGCCAAACAAACTGAAAAACAAGTAAAAAGTGTCGGAAATCAGTTTGAAAAGAGTAAAAATTCTGCAAGTATTTTTGCTCAGTCTAGTGTAACCTCTCTAAAATTAGTTGGAAAAGCTGCGAAAGGCGTTCAAACAAGTATTGACCATATAGGCACTGTAGCAACAAAGACCTCAGATGTTACTTGGAATGCGTTTACTAAGATTAGAAATGGTGCAGTAGTAGCAAGTGCTGCAATCGTAGGAGCTGGAAAAAAGGCTTTTGATTATGCATCTGATACAAATGAAGCTTTAAATAAAGTAGAGGTAGCTTTTGGTTCGCATAATCAAATGGTTAAAGAGTGGTCAAAATCTACGATTGATAATATTGGTTTAGCACGAGGAACAGCTTTAGATTTAGCAGCTACATATGGAGATATGTCAACTTCAATGGGGATTGGTACAGAAGAAGCTGCAAAAATGTCTACTTCCTTAGTTGATTTAGCAGGAGATCTTGCTTCATTTAAAAATATCGGAATAGATCGTGTAAATACTGCTTTAAATGGTGTGTTCACTGGTGAAACCGAAGCATTAAAGAGTCTAGGTATTGTAATGACCCAAACTAATTTGGAACAATTTGCAATGTCTACTGGCACTTTACAATCATCTGTTGATCATTCTAAAGCAGCTAAAAATGCATTAGCTAGAGAAAAAGCGCAAGATAAATTAAATAAGGCTATAAAAAAATACGGTAAGGATTCAATTGAAGCAAGAGAAGCACAGTTAAAATTAACTGAAGCTGAATCCAAAGGAGAAGAAGTACAACAAGCAAAATTAGATTCTTTAAGTCAGGAAGAATTAGTACGATTACGTTATAACTATGTAATGGCAAAAACAAAAAATTCTCAAGGAGACTTTGCAAGAACAAGTGATCAAGCAGCGAATGCAACCCGTGTTTTTTCTGAATCCATAAAAGAAACATCTGCAAAAATAGGTCAAGGCTTGCTTCCAATATTCACTCCTTTAATTATAAAAGCAACTGATTTTGTAAGAAAAGGCGAAAAAATACCAGACATGTTAGAGCGTGTCGGAGAAAAGATTGAACCGACAGCGAAACAAGTTATGAAGTACTTTGGAAAAGCAAAAGATTATTTTGTTGATGAAGTAATTCCTACAGCTAAAAAGGTTGGAAAAGCTATAGGACCAGGTATTACAGAAGGTGCTAAAGACATGTTCAATGTAATAGATAAAGGATTTGAATATGTTATTAAGCCAGGTATTCGCGTCCTAAAAGAATTTACCAATGATAATCCAGAAGCTATGAAACAAGTCGGGAAATGGGCCTCTTACGGAATTACAGGCCTACTTGGTTTTAAATTAGTAGGTAAACCATTATTAGGTGTTTCTAAAGGGATTCTTGGAATTATTGGAAAACTAGAGAAGCTTGGCAATACAGCACAAAGAGAAGCTTTTAAAACAAAAAAAGCTTTAGAAGATGTTGAGTCTACTACACAAATAGCTAGTACACGAACTCAAGCTAAACAAGGTACACTTCCAATTACACCTGTTGGGAAAGTAGGAAAAGGTGCTAAAATTTTAGGTGGAGCAAAAAGCTTTACTAAATCAGTACCTCTATTTTCTTATATTTCAGCAGGTTTAACTTTAACTCAGATTAATAAAGACAATAAATTCGAAAAAATTGGAGACTCTTTAGGAACTATTGTTGGTGGAGCACTAGGTGCTAAAGCAGCTACATGGGCTGGAGCTAAATTAGGTGCAGTAGCAGGAACGGCATTCGGTCCAGTAGGTACTTTAATTGGTGGCATTTTAGGAACTACAGCAGGTTCCATTTTCGGAAGTAAATTTGGAAAGAAATTACAAGAAAAGTGGCCTGATATTTCTGAAAAATTTGGTAAATTATGGGAATCTTCAAAAGATAATTTCTTATTAGGTCCTTTAGTTCAAGGAATTGATGAAGCATTAAAACATGCTAAAGCAGGAATAAAAGAAATTAGACAAGAAACAAAAGATTTATTTAAGAATCCTTTTGATAATAAAGTTAAATCTGGCAATGGAGTATCAAAACAATCTGCTAAGCGAGTTAATTCCTACCTTAAAAATTACGATAAAATTATTAGCAAAGATACTGAAAGTAAGATTGCTGGACGTGTTCTTACTGATGAGGAAATAGCAGAAAGAAATAAAATTTTAAGCGATATGGAGAAACAAGTAACTAATCGCTTAGAAGGAAAGAAAAACAAATCTTATAAGAATATTGATAAATTATCAGAATTAGGTATTCTTAGCGATAAAGATGTTCAAAGTGCAAAAGCAGTAAGTACTGAATTAGCAACTTTCCGTAAAAGAGCATATTCAGATAATGTTAATGAATTAAAAAAATTAGAAAAAGAAGAACATGATGCTGGAATTCAAGCTGCTGAAAGATATACTGCTAGAATTAATGCTATTAAAGAAAAAGCACGTCAAGAAAATCGCAATTTATCTAAAAGTGATTTAGAAGAAATTGAATCAAATGAAAAAAGTGCTGCAGCAGCAACTCGAGTTGTACAAGAAGAGTATGCGCAAAAAAAGGCTGCTTTGAATGAAAACATGAAAAGACAAGCTGTCGGCGCTCTTTCAGAATCTGCAAAAGAGCAAAAAATCATTATGGGTAATTTAAAAAATACATCTGGTGAGATTAGTGCACAGCAAGCTGCAGATATTGTTTCTGCTTCTTATAAAGCAAAAGAAGGAGCTATAAAATCTGCGAATGAAAAATATGCTGAAACTAAACGTATTTTAGATGAAGAAAGATATGTTAATGGAACAATTACTCAAGCACAATATGAAGAAGCTCTAAAAAAAGCACAGGAACAAAGAGATGGTGTAGTTTCACAAGCAGAGAAACAGCATGAAGAAGTTGTGACTCAAGCGAAGAAACAAGCAGAAGGCCATTTAGAGCAAGTAGATTGGGAAACTGGTGAAACGTTGTCTAAATGGGATGTTTTCAAGAAAAGTTCTAAAAAGAAATTTAAAGAAATTTGGGATGGAACAGTTGAAGGAGCTAAAAATTTTGGTAAGTCTTTTGGAGAGGCTATCGATAAAGTTGTTTCTAGTGCTTTAGAAACATGGGATAATTTCAAAACAGGATTAGCTGATAAAGTAAATGCAGTAACAGGCGGAATTAACGTTGTATTAGACTTTTTTGGAATTAAAAAAATACCTAAATGGGAACCTAACACGCCTAATTCTACGAAAAATAAGAAAGGTCGTTCCTTTAGCACGGGGTCTCGTGGAGCTTCTTATAGTGGACAAGCCTTAGTTGGAGAAGAAGGTGTTGAATTAGCATACAACAAAAGTACTTCTTCTATGCGTTTATTAGGGGAAAATGGGCCTGAAATAACAAATGTTTCTTCAGGTGAACGAATTTTAAATCATACAGATACAAAGGCTGTGTTAAATGGTGGGATGGGTCAAGGTACAGTCTTGCCAGGTTTCCACAAAGGTAAAGGAAATGGGCTTTCTGATTTTGTTGATAGCGCTAAGGATTTCGGTGCAAATGCTGTTGATAAATTAAAAGACTTTGGATCTAATGCAGTAGATAAAGCAAAAGAAATAGGAACGAAAGCTATAGAAAAAACTAAAGATATAGCTGAAACAGCAAAAGATTGGTTATTAGACCCAGTAGGAAAAGTAACAAGTTTATTTAAGAAACATAACACATATAAAAAGGGCAATAATATCCAAGGTTTAGGATATGGTGTCATGAATAAATTAAAAGATTCTAGTGTTGAATGGGTAAAAAATAAACTTGAAGCTTTTAAAGGATTTTTTGATTCAGAAGACGGTGGAACTTTTGGTTCAGGAGCTTTTGCTCCACATTTTGGTTCTCCGTTTGTTCGCACTTCTGATTACGGCAAGCGACCAGGTCTTTATGGTGATTTTCATACAGGAATTGATTACGCTGCTCCAATGGGAACGTCTATTCCTGCTCAACATCCTGGTCTAGTCGATTGGGTTCAATCCTCTTCTATTGGATTAGGTGAACATGTAGGTGTTAAAGTTGCTAATAACTTATGGGCAATGTACGGACATATGAGTCGAATCAGAGCTAAAAAAGGCGAACAAGTTAAAGCTGGAGAAATAATTGGTAATGTTGGTTCTTCTGGATGGTCAACTGGTCCTCATGTTCACTATGAACTTAGAAAAGGCGGTCCAAATGGTCAACATGTCAATCCTGATACCTATGGTGGTGCACATGTGGCTGTTGGAGCAGCAGGATGGGAACCACAAGTTAGGAAAGCTGCCAAACAAATGAATCAACAAGTTAGCGATTCAGAAGTTAACGGTATTTTAGCTCAAATTCAGAGAGAATCTAGTGGAAATCAAAGCATTATCCAAAGTTCTGCTGTTTGGGATGTAAACACAGCTAGTGGAAATCCAGCTAGAGGTTTGCTTCAGTATATTCCACAAACTTTTGATGCATATAAAGTACGTGGTTACGAGAACATTATGAATGGTTTCCATCAATTAATGGCATTTTTCAATAATTCAAACTGGAGAACAGATTTGCCATATGGACGTTCTGGATGGGGACCTACTGGACATAGAATCAGAGCTTATGCTAAAGGAGGGCGTCCTTCAAAAGGGGAAACTGTTTTAGTAGGAGAAAATGGTCCAGAGTTGTTTGAAGCAGACACAGCAGGAACGGTACATCCGCATGAAAAAACTAAAGAACTATTCAAACAAGGAACGCCAGCTGTTAATTTTAGTCCTAATATTACTATTAATGTAGGAGATAGTACTGATAAATCCGTTGTTGGTGATATTAGAGAAGCTGTAAAAAAAGTGTTAGAAGATGAATATGCAAAATTGCTTAATATTTTAGGAACAGGAGAGGTTGTTTAATGGGATACATTCAAAGTGGTAAGTCTAAAATAGAAATTGTAAACGTTAGTGAAAATGTAACTAGTGCTGCTAATGTATCTCAATATCCTGTTGAGTCAGGAGCGCCGATTACTGATCATATGATGTATACAGGAGGTCCAGTCACAATTAGTGGCTGGATTCTTGCTAAAAATGGTAATGCAGCAGAACAAGCATATAATACATTGGTTTCTTGGCAAAAAGATGTGCGTTGGATTGTTTATCGAGGTCGATCATATTTTAAAAATGCTGTAATACAGGACATCAGCAAAGGTTATGACACTGTGGAAAATGGATTTAATATAACTATTACGTTGCAACCGATTCGTGTAGCTAAAACTATTTGGGAAAAAATCCCACAACCACCAGTTGCAAAACAACCTTCAAAACCAAGTAATGCAGTATATGTGACAGTTCAGCCTGGAAATACTTATTGGGGTTGGTGGCAACAATACGGAACGTCCATTCAGCAACTAAGAGATTGGAATAAATGGCCAGATAGATTTATTCCAATAGGTGCTCGAGCGCGTGTGAAATGAGGTGAGTAAATGTCTTTAAGAGCGTATATTCCTATTGATAAATATTCTTTACCTGAAAGATTTGAAATTCCTTTAGGAAATACTCACTATATTTTTGAAGTTGATTATAATCGTACAGAACAATTTTTTACTGTAGATTTATATGATATGGAATTTACTCCACTAGTGATTGGAGAACGAATGGTAATTAATGAAAGACTTTGGCAAGATATTGTAGATACTCGATTACCTTCTGCAGATTTAATTCCTATGGATGAATCAGGTTCTGCTAAAGAAATAACTTTTGAAAATTTCGGTGTTCAAGTCTTTCTTTATATTGATGATTTACCTCCAAACTATGATGTGCCAAGCTTGGAAAGGGAAGATACTTAATGGGAAATACACAATGGCAACGTTTATTACAAATTGAAATACATGATAAAAATGGTAAGAATCGAGTTTTATTAAGAGCTGATTCAGGTAGATTAGATCGGTTAGAAATTCATTTTACAGCACCATTTTCTGATTCTCCTAATCCGTCAGAAGTTAGTGTGACAATATATAATTTAAATCAAAAAAGCATTAATTTTATTAAGAAAGGAAATCCAGTTTATATTCATGCAGGATATGCAGGAACTTCACATGGAGTTATTACATCTGGAACAATAGCAGAAGTAAAACCATCTGTTCTGAATGGTGTAGATAGAGCGACAACCTTTACTTTTTTAGAAGGAAAAGATTATTCAGAACAAAAAGAAGTAAATATTACTTTTAATAATGGAACTGATGCAAATACAATAATAAATCGGGTTGCTAGAGAAGCAAATATTCCGTTGGCAGAAATAAAATTAAAAAATAACAAAATATACGGTTCAGGATATACCGCTGATGGCCAAGCAATGACAATTTTGGAAGAAATTGCTAAAGCTTGTGATACATCATTATATTTTAAAAGAGGTCAACTTGTAATCAAAAATTTTCGTGATGGAAATAAAGAACGATATAAATTAAGCCCTGATACAGGGCTTATTAATCAACCGACAAGAGTTGAAAGTCGTGATTATACGGGTTGGTCTATAGAATGTCTTTTACAACATAAAATTACTACAGGTACAGCAGTTTATATTGATTCAAAAAACATAAAAGGAAATTTTTATGTAAAAAATGGACAGCATTCTTATGATGGTACTCGATTTGTTACAACATGTGAGGTGGTTACCTAATGAATGAAGTAGACTTAGCTTTTTTTCGATCCTTTAAAAATAGAATTTTAAAGGAAATTAATGTTATGCAATTATGTCGAGTTGTTAACATTAAAGGCACAAAAGCTGATGTACAACCACTAGCTTTAAAATCAGATGGAAGTAAAAGAGCATTGATATTAAATGCTCTTATTACTAAACATTGTCAGTCTGATATTTCTCAAGGAGTTGTTGTAGTAGTAGCTTTTTGTGACCGTGATATTGATAATTACAGAAACTCTGCTGACTATTCGTTATCATCTGATAGAATGCATAGTCAAAATGATGCTGTAATTGTAGGAGTGATTGCCTAATGCGTGATTTGAAATTAGTTAATGGTGATTTATCTATTCGCGATTATGATATTTTATTGGTTGAAGATAATTCAGAACTTACACAAAGTGTATTTATGATTTTATCCATTCGATTAAAGGAATTTAAATTAGATCCATCGGTTGGTTTGGAAAGTGAGAATATGCTTGGTAAAAATTACAATGAAGACTATTTGAAACAAGATATAACAGAAGCGATTTTAGATCAAGAACCTAGAATTAATAGCATTGAAAATATAGAAATTGTAAGAAATAATAGAAAATTAGATATTAAAATAAGTATGCTATCAATCTTGAATGAGGAAATGGAGGTACGAATAAATGTTGGATGAAAACGGATTTAAACGGAAAACATATAATGAATTGCTTTATGATATGTCTGAAAAAGCAAAAGCTTTGTTTGGTTCGGATGTTAATGTTTCAGGACATTCTGTTCTGGGAATCATTATTCGTATTGTTGCATGGTTTTTATCTATTTCTCATGAATTGACTGAAAGGGTTTATTATAGTGGATTTATTAGTCAAGCAACAGGTGTTTCATTAGATCGTTTAGGCGCAAATAATGGTATTTATCGTAATCCTGCAACAGTTGCGGTAGTTGAACTAGAATTTTCTGGAAAAGCTGGTTATGTCATTAATGAAGGTGTATGTTTTTCTACAGAAAATAAAATAATGTTTCAAATGATTGATATAGTTAAAATTGATGATAGTGGTTTTGGTAAAGGACATGCAATTTCTTTAGAAAAAAATGCAAGTTCAAATGTACCTGCAAACACTATTACAGTTCAAGTTGAACCTACAGAAGAAATAATCTCTGTTAATAATCCTGCTAGAGCTGAAGGTGGTGCAGAACGTGAAACAGATAAGGCTTATCGTGATAGAATTGGTATTTCTGTCCGAGGGAATCCAGGACCACCTATTAATGGAATATTAACAGCATTATTAGAAGTTAGCGGAGTACGAACTGCAAGTGTTGTTGAAAATAAAACTATGAAAACAGACTCATATGGAAATCCACCTAAGTCAGTTCATGTGCACATTTTAGGTGGTGTGAAAGAAGATATTGGACAGGCAATTTTTAAAAGTGTGGCAGCAGGAATTGATACTGTTGGTGCAGAAGAAGTGGAAGTAAAAGATTTAGGAGGATTTAGCCATATTGTTAAATTTGATTATGCAAAGGCAGTTCCTATATTTGTAAATATTTCTATTCAAGTAGACTCGAAATTTGAAGAAAGTGGAACAGAAAAACTTAAAACTGTGGTAAATAATTACATCAATAATCTGACTATGGGAGAAGTAGTCAGATTTTCTTATATTTATCCTCTTGTCTATCAAATACCAGGTATTGTTGTTGCTGATGTGAAAATTGGATTATCTGCAGAAGCTACGGAAGCGAAAGATATCAAATTGAAGCCTGATGAGTCAGCTGAATGTATACCAGAAAATGTGGTGATTACAAATGTTGAAAAAACTTAAGGATTATTTGCCAGATGTATTTAATCGAGAAAATTCAAATATATTGAAATTATTCGAAATATTTGAACTTGAAATTAAAGAATTAAATGATTTGCTACACAAAATTGCAAAATGGCGTTCAATAGATGAAGCGCAAGGAAAAAGTTTAGATGAACTAGGAGCAAATGTAGGGCAAGCGAGAGGGAAAACTACTGATGAAATTTATCGGGTGTTGATTCGTGGAAAGATGTCAAGAAATACAAGCGATGGAACAATAGACAAAATGCTACATGCAATTTCAACTTCACTAAATTGTCAACCGAGTGATATACATGTTATATCAGCAAATGAAACAATAGATGAAAAGGAGCCAGCGTGTATTATTATAAAAAAAGCACCTTTAGACTCTTTAAATAGCTCTGGATTAAGTATTAATCAATTTTTACAAATTGTTGAAAGTATAAGTGCTGGTGGAGTTAGAATAGCATATGTTCATTTAGAAGGAAGTTTTTCTTTTTCAAGCACAAATGATTTAGAAAGTAGCGTTGAAGGATTTGCTGATATTGAAGGTACTGTCGGTGGTACTTTAGGTGGAGTATTTATTCCTGCAGAAGATTACAAATTACCAATTTAACAAAAGGAGATTGATCTAAATGAAATTTATACAAGAATTACCGACTTGGTTAGCTTCAGGAGTTAAACCTCCAGAAAGTTTAATTAACAATGGTTGGAAAGCTTCACAAAAGCCTCCTGCTGATTATTTTAATTGGTTTTTTTTTAGAACCCATGAAGCTTTAAAAGAATTACAAGAAAAAGCAACACATATAGAAGATTTTGATAATCATAAATCTAATAAAGCAAATCCTCATGGAGTTACCGCTAGTCAGGTTGGATTGGGGAATGTATTGAATCAAAAACAAGCAACAAAAGTTGAATTTGACGCACATACTCAAAATAATACTAGACACGTTACAGAAGAAGAAAGAACATTTTGGAATGAAAAAGCTGATGCGGTCCATAATCAATCTTGGGACACAATTACTGATGTCCCAGAGGCAACGATTACGAAAAAAGGAATTGTTAAATTAACAGATTCAATAACAAGTACAGACGTATATACAGCAGCAACACCTAATTCAGTAAAAAATGTTAATGATGAGTTAGAAAATCATAAATCTAATAAAGCAAATCCTCATGGAGTTACCGCTAGTCAGGTTGGAACATATAGTTCTGGAGAAATTGATAAAAAATTTGTAGCAAAAACAGCATATGCTAATGATTTAGATAAAAAAATTGATAAAAGTGCTTTTAATGCATCAGGACAGCATATTTCATTTAATGGTATTACTATTCATGTTCAAAAATCAAATACAATTGTTGTATGTAATGTAGAAGGAATTTTTAAAAAGGGAAAAGTTAATGGGTGGCATGAGGTTTCTACTAAATTAGAAAATAATTATAGACCAGTAAATATGATTATTAAGATACCTTTTACTATAAATATCGCAAATACTATTCAAACTAATAAATATGGAGCGATACAAATAGAGCCTTCAGGACGAATAATGATTAGAACTTATGGATTGCAAAATGATAATGTGGAATTTGGTGGAAGTGCGACGTGGATAAGATAGAAATATTTCAGAAAGTAGGTAAGTAGTTTTGATTGAAGAATTTGTAAGAGGTTTATTAACAAATCCAGAGCAAGTAACATTTACAACTCTATTTGTTGGTTTATTTATTTGGGTGATGAAACAAAATAATGATCGTGAGCGTAATTATCAAGAAACAATTGGAAAGCTTGCGGACTCGTTAAAAGATGTTGAAGACATTAAAACGACGGTAGAAAAAATTCATGAGAAATTAAATTAAGGTATGGCTCTAAGCTATACCTTTTTATTATTAATTTTAGGAAGGTGTTTTTATGAAAAAAACTGTTAAATTATTAGTAGCTGGTGCAATGACCTTAGGTTTGATGTTACCAGTTGGCGCAAATGCTTATCAAATTGAACAAGACCCAATCAATTTTGGCGGCTATTTTCCCGGTTATGCAACCAATGAATTGATTGTATTGCATGAGTCAGGAAATGGAAATAATGTTGGTCCAAACAGTTTAGATAATGAAACAGCATATATGAAACGGAATTGGCAAAATGCGTATGTTTCATATTTTGTTGGTTCTGGTGGTCGAGTGAAACAGTTAGCACCAGCAGGACAAATTCAATGGGGCGCAGGACCAACAGCGAATGCAAAAGCCTATGCTCAAATCGAATTAGCACGAACGAATAACAAAGAAACGTTCAAGAAAGATTATGCAGCCTATGTTAATTTGATTCGTGATTTAGCAACTCAAATCGGCGCAACATTTGATTTAGATGATGGTACAGGATACGGAATTGTGTCGCACGATTGGGTATCTAAAAATTGGTGGGGCGATCATACAGATCCTTACGGTTATTTAGCAAGTTGGGGGATTAGCAAAGCACAATTGGCCCAAGACTTACAAACTGGACTTCCAGAAGATGGTCACGATGTTATTGTAAATCCTGGCAAACCAAACAAGCCTAAATATAAAGTAGGGCAGAATGTTCGCTTTACAACGATCTATAAAAACCCAGATGCGCCAATCGAACAACACATTAATGCAGATACTTTATGGACTCAGGTTGGTACAATCACACAGAAATTAGACGGTCGTAAAAACCTATATCGTATTGAGAATAGTGGTAAATTATTAGGTTATGCGAACGATGGCGATATTGCGGAATTGTGGGAAAATAGCAAACCTAAGTCAGCTAAAGTTTTTACTATCGGTGTGAATGAAGGGATTGTGTTACGTACTGGCTCACCTAGTCTGTATGCGCCAGTATATGGTATCTGGCCAAAAGGCGCACAATTCCGATATGATTCTGTTCACGTGGCAGACGGCTATGTTTGGCTAGGTGGAACAGATTCAAACGGAACAAGAATTTACATCCCTGTTGGTCCAAATGATGGTGATCCAAGCAATACATGGGGAACAGGATATTAAGCAAAAAAGTATTGAAAAATCTCTCAAAATTTTTTATAATATCCTTACATTTGGTACATTATTAAATTTCTCGTTCACACTCTATCGCGATGGTTGATAGGGTGCTTTTTATTGTTGAAATTTAGAATAAATTTATGTAAAATTTGATTAGGCTTTAGTGGAAAATACATCACTTCTAACAAATTTATTCGTGAAAAGAACAGCTAGTATGCTGTTCTTTTCTATCTATATAAATCATTTGTTTTAATGATAATAGTTATTACATAATATCCAAAATAAGCATTGAAATTTAAGTACATATTCGATAAAATAATTACAGATTTCTCATTTAAAAATTTTGTTTCTAACAAAGTTTTATCACTCGAAAAACTCCTACTGCTCCGTCTTTCAGTAGGAGTTTTTTTATTTAAAGTCATTGAAGTTTTTCAAAAAATAATTTAAACTAACTGTGATCTCTCATGAGGTCATTTGGTTTCTCGATGCGCTTTATTCATATTTGTAATAAAGCGCATTTCTTTATTGAAAGATAAAATAAATTTATATACAATAAGCATGTACCTTGCGAAAGAGCTTTTTCATGAGGAAGAGCATTCTTTACATTCTAATCGTTGATAGAGTTGCTTTGAAAGTAACTCTATTATTTTTTTGTAAATAGTTGAATTTTAGAAGAAACAGGTTTAGAATGTAATTACCTTTTAATAAATTCATAGTATGACCTTCTTTTATTAATAATACAAGAAGGGTGCACCTATCTTTTCCAAGTCCTAAGATAGGTGCATTTTTTTGTTGAAATTCAAAAAAGAAAGCGGTAAAATATATTCACCAAACAATTTTAGTTTTCATTTTATTACTACCTCTTGCCGCCTTTCCCCAATGAGGCGGCAACTTTTTACATAAAAATTATTGAACTCAAAAAACAGATATTGTAAAATATTGATACATATTTAAACTCTTATTTTTATGTCGATTGCCTTATTTTAGTGAGATGGTTGTTTTTTTGAAAGTTGATAACGTAAAATTATTGTGTATAAAGATATAAAAAATAAGAGATATTCTTTTTTTTTTACATAAATCTTTGATTCAGTTAATCAGAACAGACATTAGAAATGTTTAGTTGCTGGTTTTGTAATAAAACTAAGAATATAAATTCTTGGTTGTTAATTTCTTTAAAAGTATTATATTCATGAAATGTATTGACAAGGAGTAGACAATTGAGTAAACTTCAAAAAGTTATAAATTATTTAGGACGAGTACCCAATGGCATAACAGTTCCCATGAAAGTAGAAGCTGATAATGGAAAAGCATATGTAATGAAATGTACTCATGATTTTTGTAGTGGGAAAATTTTATACAATGAGTTAATATCTTTCAAGTTAGGGAAACTATTAGATGTTCCTATGCCAGATTGCAAATTAGGAATACTTCCAGAAGATGTTGTGCTTAAAAATCAGTGTTTTCATGAACTGAATGTAATTCCTGGAACGTGTTTTCTAAGTGAATATATACAGGGATCAGCAAAAATATCACCAGCACTAGCAAGAAATGTAATTAATGGAAATGATATTTCCAAAATATTAGTTTTTGATCAAATTATTCTAAATAATGATAGAGCTAAAAATGATGGTAATCTTTTTTATGATAAGAAAAATAAAAAAGTAATAGCAATTGATCATTCTCATATATTTATTAATGGAGAAATATGGTCAGCACATGGACTAAATCAATTGAAGAAGCAAAGCCCGATAGTAGTAGAGAATTTACTTGGAAGAAATTACCGAGTCTTTTCCAAACATTTAGCAGGACATAGCTGTTATAATGAAGTTAAGGAAAGAATAAAAACTCTGACCAAGAAGGATGTAGAAGAGATTTTTATGGGAATTCCAATTGATTGGGGAATAAGTAATGAAGAAATAAATAGCTCTTTTTTATTTATTTGGGAACAAATGAATAAAGTTGATGGAATTATTTCTGAATTAGAAAATGCATATTCTAGAAGAAAGCGAGGGGGATAGAATGAGTAAAAAAATAAAAATTAATTATTCAGTATGTAACTATATTCCCAGTATAATCAGAAAAGAATCTGTAATATTTGGAATTGTAGTACATTGTCCTTCTGAAGAGTATGCTCAGTTTCATCGAACAAAAAACTTAAAAAGGCTTCGAGCATTTGATGATGAATATGATAAAAACTATATTGATTTAATGAGCGAAACGTTTTCTTACTATTTTAATTATCCATCTTTGGATTGTGAAGAGTATGATGATGAGCGTTTTGACAATATAACTTCAGATAATTTTATTCCAAATATTACTAAATATTATGTAAATGAATTTCAGTTTTCTGAGGTTAGAGAGTTAATATCGTCTGATGAAATGATAAAAAAAGATTTAAATGATCTAATAAGAACATATCTATACTATGATAGACCAAAATCTGAAAGAATTACTACTAGCGAAGTTAAGAGATTACTAAATAAAGAATTATCAAATTTGAATTTGAATGAGTATATCCAAAAAACTAAAGTAGTAGATTTAGCTAACAAAGAGATAGTAGACTTTGAGTATGGGAATACAGTGGTTAAGGTTTTGAGTTTTGATTATAAAAGAAAGACTGATATTGTTGATCAAATAAAGATTTTTCAAAGTGATTTTTTTGATAATAAGAATTATTTCAAATCAAAAAAAATAAAAATTATTATGGGAAATACAAATTTTGATGACCAAGAATTTATTGATGCAGCGTTTTCAAAATTAAAAAGTATCGATTCAGATATAGAATTAATCACTATTGGAGAATATACTAATAGACTTATTTTTGAAGGAGTTTCATAA